GAACGTCCCTACCCAACAAAAACCTTGGCGTTGACCACGCTTTTGACGCTTTTGGCTATTTATGCCTTCAAACCTTTAACCTTGCCAAACCCGAAGCTATCGGCAAAACCTCCTATCGTGTTTACTAACCGCCAAAAAGTCCAAGTAGACTGAACCATCAGCGCTGGAACGATGGCAAAACGCGGTCTATACAGCAACATCCACGCCAAACGCAAAGGTATCGCCGCCGGATCCGGCGAAAAGATGCGTAAACCCGGCTCCAAAGGCGCCCCAACCGCTGCCGCCTTCAAAAAAGCAGCCAAAACCACCCGTAAACGGAGGAAATGATGGCTCTGATCATCTCTCGCGGCACCAACCTGGTCGAGCACCACGAATCAACCCCACTAACCGCCGTTGACGACGCGCTCGAAGTCCACGCCGACAGCAGTGAGTTCACCTTCGCGGCCATCGTAACCGGCAGCGCCAACTTTACCCTTGCCTTTGAATGCAACTTCAACGGCGGCGGCACCTGGTTTCAGCTCGACACCAGCAAGACCATCAACTCCAACGGCCAATACGCCTATTTCTATAGCGGTAAACCCGCAAACAAAGTCCGTATGCGCATCTCAGCCATCAGCTCTGGAACGCCCAGCGTTGTGCCGATCATCGCCGTCGCTTACCACGGCTAATGATCGAAACAGTCAGCGGCGGTTGTATCCACATCGAAATTGACGCCGAGGAGGGCACAACCACCGCCACCTTTGTATTCCCCACACCCCAAGATCCCGCCCTGCTTGGTGCGTTCATCGCCAAAGTAGCCCAAGGCATGGAAGTTCTTATCCCCATCGAAGAGGAGGACGAACACGATGATTGAGTATCGCGGCGAAAAATTCAGCGGCTACAACAAACCCAAACGCACCCCAAGTCACCCCAAAAAGAGTCACGTAGTACTCGCAAAAGAGGGCGACAAAGTGAAGCTAATCCGCTTCGGCCAACAGGGCGTCAAGGGCAGCCCCACTGGAACGGCCCGCAACAAAGCCTTCAAAGCCCGCCACGCAAAGAACATCGCCAAAGGCAAGATGTCCGCCGCGTGGTGGACAAATCGCGAAAAATGGTGACAACTAGAATGGTAAAAAAGAGCTAGCGAACCGTGGTCTACAGCGCAAACATTCCACCGACCGGCGCTGTCGTCAGCGAGTCACCGTTCGTCCGCGACCTAGAAGTCATCGCAATGATGCCCGACTGGGAGACGATGGCAGCCGTCACCCGTGGCACGAATTACCTCCGCGACCTCCACGAGACCTACCTCCCCCAAGAACCCCGCGAGGACGACGAAGCATACGAAACCCGCATCGAGCGCTCCGTCCTCTCCCCCTACACCAGCCGCCTAATCGAAACCGCCGCTGGAGCGATCCTCCGCAAACCAATCCACATCGAAGGCGACGACTACTGGCTCGAACTAAGCGAGAATATCGACGGCCTAGGATCCAACATCAACGAATATGCCCGTCGTGCTCTTGTCAGCAGCCTTACTTACGGCCACAGCGCAATCCTTATCGATTATCCCGCTGCTTCTGGGGCCCTCAACCTTGCCGAAGAACGCGCCCTGGGACGCCGCCCCTACTTCATACATATTGACGCACCACAAATTTGGGGTTGGCGCCAGGCCACAACAATGCCCGGAAGCCCCCTCACGCAAGTGCGTATCCACGAGTACACGACACGACCACTAAACGACTTCGGCGAAGAACAAATCGAGCAAATGCGTGTGATCTACCCAGGTCGCTACGACCTGTACACGCTGGGCCAAGACGTAGTGGAATTTAGCGAAACCGGCGACTATAGCCTCGACGAAATCCCCGTCGTCCCCATCTACAGCAACCGCCGTGGCATGTTGCGCTCCCTGCCCCCACTGCTCGACATCGCCAACCTCAACCTCACCCACTACCAACGCCAAGCCGACCTAATCCACGCGCTCCACATCGCCGCAATGCCCACCCTCGTCCTCGAAGGCTGGGACGACACCACTGGAACGGCAACGATGGGCGTGAATTATGCCATCGCAATGCAACCGGGCAACAAGGCTTACTACGTCCAAGCCGACGCCACCAGCTTCAACGCTCAAATGGAGGAATTGAAGTCCCTCGAAGGCCAGATGTCCTCCCTCGGCGTTACCAAACTCTTCGGCCAAAAGTTCGTTGCCGAGTCTGCCGAAGCCAAGCGCATCGACCAAGCCCAATCCAACAGCGTCCTCTCCATCATCAGCCAAGAGCTGGAAAGCGCACTAAACCAAGCCTTCGCATTCGCCTCCAGGTACGTGGGCATCGAGCCACCTACTGTGCGAGTCGATCGCGACTTCGATTACTACCGCCTTATCGGCCAAGACGTCTCTGTACTCGCCCAACTCAACGAAATGGGCAAGATTAGCGACACGATGCTGCTGGAAATCCTCCGCCGAGGCGAAATCCTACCCGACAACCTCAACATCTCCGACGAACTGGAACGTCTTCCCGCCCCCACTACTGACCTAGAATAGAGCCGTCTATCTAGTACACGATTGTGTCTGAAGAGCAACAAGTACAGCCTCCTGTGGAAGCTGAAGCACCCAAGCCCGTGGCTGAAAGTGCCGACTATGCCGCTCAAATTGAAGCATTGAAGGCCAAAAACGCCGAGCTCATTGCGGAACGCCGTAAAGACCGCGAAAACCGCGACACACTCCAATCCCAAGTGGAGGAACTCCGCAAAGCCCACGAAGAAGCCAAGACCGCCAAGCTGGCCGAGTCTGGCGACTACAAAACCCTCTGGGAAGAAGTCCAGACCACAGTAAGCGAATTAAAGCAGCAATTAGCCGTAAAAGAATCAGAAATGGACGAGCTTAAGCAAGGCTATTCTAAACAACAACTCCGCGCATCTACCGTAAGCCAGTTATCCCAAAGCGGTGCATTAGCACCCGACCAGCTGTATCGTTTGATAGAGGATAATCTTCGCACCAAAGACGGACAGCCTGTGGCAGTCGTCGGCGGCGTTGAAGTTCCGGTAGGCGAGTATGTCGCCAACCTAAAAAATCCCGGCAGCGGTTACGAGCACCATTTTGCAGCTACGAACCGTTCCGGCATGGGTGTTGCAGGCAGTGCCCGCTCCACCTCCCTTCCCGGCCAAAACAACCCGTGGTTGAAAGACAGCTGGAACGTAACCGAGCAAATGATCCTTCTCGATAAGGATCCCGACAAAGCGAGGTTACTCAAAGCTGAGGCTGGCAAGTAAGCCCCCGTGGGGCGACCGTCAACCCGACTCCATTGGAGCTAACTAATGTCTTCCTTCGCTGGAAACTACGGCTCAGGTTCAACTTTCCTGTCGAACCTGGTCGCCCGCCCCGAATTTCTTGAGTACACCGCCGAGGGCATCTTCGAGCAATCGAAGTGGATCCAAAGCGGCGTAGTCCAGCGCAACGCAGCCCTTGATGCCCGCTCCGGCGGCACTCGTGTGCGCGTGCCTTTCTTCGACCCCATCGCCCCCACTGAGGTCCAAATCCTCAGCAACAACACCTGGGGCGGTGGCGGCGGCTACCTGGTGCCCGAGAACGTGACTGCCGACGAGCAGATCATGACCATCCTGCACCGTGGTTTCGCCTACGCCGCAGACGACCTCAGCAAGCTGGGCTCTGGCGCGGACCCCTTGGCTCACGTCCGCAACCAGCTGACCGCAGCCATCAACAAGCTGAAGACCGCCACCCTGTCCGCCCAACTGCTGGGTCTGTTCGGCGGCATCACCGGCGCTGGTGTGCTGGGTGCCAACCAAACCGACAAAACCCTTGCCGGTGTCCCTGGTTCGCTGACCGAGGCCAACTACCTGAACGTGGGCAACGTTGTTGCCGCCAAGTCCGTTCTGGGTGAGCGCGGTGATGAGCTTGACTCCATCGCAATGCACTCCAACGTTGCTTACTACCTGCAACAGGTTGGAATGCTGACCTTCTCCACCTCAGCACTCGCCGCATCCGGCGCTGTGACCTGGGGCGGCGGCGGTGTCGGCGTAAGTGCCACCGAAGTTCCCTTCTTCGCTGGTATGCGCGTCGTGATCGACGACCAGCTGACCTACCTGGCCGGCGGTACTGCCACCCACGCGGTGAAGTACCCCGTCTACCTGTTCAAGTCTGGCGTCGTTTCCGAGGGCATCCAACAGGATCTGCGCCTCGCCGCTGACCGCAACATCCTCTCCATGCAGGATGTGCTGGCCATCGACTACCACTACGGCTACCACGTGACCGGCACCAAGTGGGCCGCCTCCGGCGACAACCCCACCAACGCCGCAACCACCGGCAACCTGGCTGCAACCGCTTCCTGGAACCTGGTGTTCGGCAGCGCCAAGCAAGTGCCCGTAGCACGTCTGCTGGTCAACACCCCCTTCGACACCACCGCTTACTCCTGATCCATCAGGCAAAGCGAAGGCCCCCAATCACGGGGGCCTTTTTTATTGCTTAGCCCTTACCAAGCCGGATTTCTTCCTGAGCCTTGAACACCTCACCCGTGTTCATCGTCATCTTGTACGACTGCAAGAACAGCTGATTGATGACGTCATAACTCACCTGGAGCGTCTCATGGATCTCCTTAGTCTCCATAAGTTCCTCATTACGAAGGCGGCGAATCTCCAGCGCCACATCTTCAAGTTTGCGAACCTCTTTACCCGGCAGCGCAGGATTTACGGCGGGTTTTGCTTCCGGCTTAGATTCAGAGGAAGCAGCGGACCTACGAGCAGGCATGGAACTGGTACGTCTTTACATATCACAGGATAACGCCCGCCGATTTCTTGACGTTCCACCACACCTTGTAGCCGAAGCCCAAGTCGAGGTTGAAATGGGCGGTGGATCGGTATATCACATGTCTGTTTTACCGAAAACTCGCAAAATGAAGCGAGCTAGACTTAACAGAAGACTGTACTGACTGTCGTGGCTGCTGTCGTCGATGCCACTTTGAGTGGAGCAAACTCCAACAGCTACGTAACACTGGCTGAAGCAGAGGCTTACTTTCTCACGGTCCCCCACGCCGAGAACTGGACCGGCTCCGACGACACCAAGAACCGCGTCTTAATTTCAGCCACACGCTACCTCGACGTATTCACATATTTTGGCGAGCGCTGCACCACAACCCAAGCATTGAAGTGGCCCCGCAAAGAGTTCAAAGTTGATGGCGTCGAAATCGCCTGCACGTTTATTCCAACCCAAATCAAAACCGCAACTTTTGAGTTAGCCCAATCTCTCCTCTCTGACGGAGAAGCTCTCGTCGGCAGCACCGGCAAGACCGGCATTTACGACGAAGTAGAGCTAGGCGACCTCAAAGTCAAATACAACAGCGACACCCAAACCCCCGGCGTCATCAACAACATCCTCGACGTCTACCCCTGGCTCGAATCCTTCATCGGTGCCTACACCCAAGCTGGAGCGACCAACTACAACGTGAAGTTACTGCGGGGCTGATATGGCACTGATTGACGACACATTCGGCGCAGTACCGGCCCAGATCCTCGCGGACTGGGGCATCGACATCACTTACATCAAAACCACTACACCTCGCACCTACGACCCAGCCACCGGCACGGTCACTGGAGCGGACACGAACGTCACGGTCAAGGGCGTAATCAGCCGCCTCACTCCCCGCGAATCAGAGGGTCTTTACCAAACAACCGACATCAAAGTCATCATCGGTAGCGCCGAACTCAACGGCTACTACCCCACTGAAGCCGACCGCATCCAGTACCCACAAGCTGGAGCGACCCGCGAGGCCAAGATCATCAGCATTTTGACCTATCGCGGCGACAACCCGGTTTACCACACCCTTATCGCGAGGCCGCAGTAATGGCTGGAAACGGTTTTAAGGAGCTGCTGCGCTGGGCAGATAGGGCCGCTGTTAATGCTCTCTACAGCAGTAGAGCAAGAGCTGCCGAAGATGTCATTAAAGATTTACAGGAGCGTGGTCCGCTTTGGAGCGGAAAGTTTTCCAACTCTTGGCGCATAAGCACACCCACTGGTACGCAGTCTGGCGGTTTAGGACAGCAAACGGCACCGAGACCAGTACAAGCACCTTCCCTAACCGGCGCTGATGTAAGAACAAAACTTTTGGGCTCTCCTTTCAAGGTAGATAACGTTGCAGACTATGCTGATATCGCGTGCGATCTAAAACCCGGAAACTTTGAAGATCCGGGCATCGCACCTTTGAAAGAGCCCTCGTACGGCGATAGAGAAAGAGGTATCCGAGGGGAGCCCTGGCCCGTACCTGAGTCTAGGGGCGTAGACGGTCCAAACAGATCAACAGCACCGCTTGACTGGTTTACTACATATGTTGATGGCGGCGAGATGGACCGTACTATTGAGCGTGCTATGAGGAATGGAGAGAGGGGCTTTAGATGAACTATCAAGCAATCCGCGCTGCTGTCGAGTCGCCGCTACTCACTGCTTTTAATAATCTCGACCCAGTAGTACCCGTCTATTTTGACAACATCACTGCCGTACCACCCAACACAACGACCGAGTACGTTCGAATTAATGTAACTTTTGGCCTTACCAGTGACCTAACTCTTACCTCCAGCGTTCGAGATGTCCGTGGTGCGTTGATTGTGCGTGTTTTTAGCGAAAAGGGTCGAGGCCCTGCCCGAAACCAAGAGCTGGTCAACGCTGCAATGACGGCCCTAAAAACTTTAAAAACCCAACCAAAAACTATATCCGGTGTATTCGCACGAGTCGGAAACATTAACGGGCCTAATTTCTCCGCCGTTGATGCAACCCCCCATTTTGTGGGACGCCTAGACGCTGGCTATACAGCCACTCAGATTACACGCGACTACATACTCACCACACAAGCCAGCGACTTGCTACAAACGCAGGCCGGGCAGGATATAGTTGCAACTCTTTCAACGATATGAACTTCCAAGCAATCCGGGCGTCCATGGAAAGCCCCATCCTCACCGCCTTCAATGACCTGGCAACACCAGTACCAGTATTTTTCGACAACATAACCGCCACACCGGCAAACTCAACAACCGAGTTTGTACGAGTAAACGTGCAATTTGGACTCACCAACGAAACTCTAGTATCTGACGAAATTGATAATGTAAGAGGCACTCTTGTAGTACAAATTTTTACTGAAAAAGGCCGTGGTCCGGCCCGTAACCAAGAACTTATATCAGTGGCAAGTGACGTTATTGAAGCACTCAATAACACCGCAAAAACTTCTGCAGGGGTTTACACCCGCGTTGGTCCGTTAAGTGGCCCTTCATTTTCATCAACAGAAAGATCACCGCACTTTGTAGGTAGACTTGAAGCACCATATGTTGCAACGGACCTGTCATAAATAGGGGCTAACCTGTAAGAAGCCGGGCAGTGCCCGCGACACTCCCCATTGTTAGGTTTTCTCATGGCAACCGTCCTGTCGGGCACCTCCGGCGCCCTCTACTACAAACCAGCCGGAACTTCTGTCACCACCCTCACCGCTTCCGCGTTTCCTGCCACTGGCGGCAACATCACCGTTGGCTCTTACCTGGGTTTCCGCGTCAACGACCCCGTCACCCTGGCCTACCCCGCTGGAGCGACCACTACTGGCGCGATTGCTGCTGGTGATTACTACGTGTTGACCTATGACGAGGCAACCGGCGTAATGACCCTTAGCTCCACGGTGGGTGGTTCAGAAGAGACCGCAACTGCAGCACCTACTGGCTTCGGCTCCGACTTCGCCAGCATCACTTACACCGCTGCTGAAGTTGTCGGTCAGGTGCGCGACTGGAACTTTGAGATCACTCGTAGCGAGATCGATGTTACGACTATTGGTCAAACTGTTACCGGCACTGCTCCTTTCCGGGCTTATATCCCTGGCTTTGCTGACGGTTCCGGCTCGGCCACCGTCTATACCACCGACGACGACACCCTGCTCTCCAGCCGTCTGATTGAAGACGTGATCCAGCGTGAGCAGAACGGTGCAACGATGAAGCTCTACATCGACCGCATCATGAGCGGCGCAAGTGTGGACGACACCGCCAGCCGTTCCATCGAAGTTCCCGTCATCCTGACCTCTGCCAGCCTGAACGTGAACCCCGACGATGGCCAAAGCGTGGCTATCAACTTCCGTCCCAGCGCTGCCCCGAGCTTCGACTTCACCAAATCCTGATAGTCTGATACAAGCAGATGTACTGAGCCCCGGCAATGCTGGGGCTTTTTTATTGTTCTTCGCTACAGTACAAACACATACATTTGTATTCCATGCCGGTCCCAGTTCGCGCGATTGACCGCCTCCGCAAAGCCGCGAATCTCGAACCAGCCAAGAAAGTTGTTGAACTTTCTGATGGCACCACATTTGAAATGTGGGTCACCCCTTTGACGATGGCCGAGCGCGAACGCGCACAACGCCAAGCCAAATCCGATGATGCTGGTGCGTTTGCTCTCCAGCTCCTTATTTCAAAGGCCCTGGACGAGAACGGCAAGAAGCTTTTTGCAGCTGGTGA